AGGATATGTGATGGAGGTTAAATTACGAACTTAGCTTCCTTAGCAGGGGTCTGGATATAAGTAACTATCAGGATAAATAGATCGGTTAACCCGTGTATATTAACTAGCTTGGAGGCACATGGAAGGGGGCTTTCTCTGCCGGCCTTAATAGCAGCCACGTCTACAGGGTTATCCGTTATTGCTAGTATCTCGTCAGCATAATAAGTCCTATTAGATGTCTTGGCTAGATAGATAGCGGCCGATGCGTAATACCTTATTAATAGTACAGGGATGTCACTGAAGTAGGTATCATCTGTTCTACCTCTATACCTATTGAAGAGCCGGCCAAGAGACTCTACGATTCTACTAGCTATATGACCTGTTTTAGTATTTTCTACACCGTTACGTAAGCTGTGGTCATATGCCGCTATTATATAGGCTTCCATCAAAGGTATGAACTCATCTAATAAGTCCCTATTAGCTGTTATATTAGGGAAAGGGATATTATGGGCCTTAGTATAGTGCTGCGGTGAGTCGTATTTAATTGGTTGATGGGTAAGAGTCATATAATAACCTGCTCATTGGTTAGTTTAGGGGAGTTTAATCCTATTATTAGTTTATAGATATCAAAAGGGGAGTGTACTCTAACTAGGGTTTTAAAGTCTTCCTCCTCCACTGGGTTAACTACAAAATCCACTTCTAACTCTACCGTCTCAAATATCCTTGTGCGACCTTCCAGTAATTGAAGAAGGAGAGTATCGGCATTAGCTGTTACATAGTTACCTACCTCTATTTGTTCATTTACTACTTTTACTAAGGCATCGGTATATGTCATTATGTAGTTAGAATAAGAATTTAAATCATTGTCTATTCCCGAGGCGAAAATAGAAGAATCCATTATAGATAAAGTTCTATCAGCCATAACATGAGCCAGCTTTTCTGGGATTTTAGGGGACTCATGTACATTAGTTAACCACCAGGCATGAAAGATAATCATTACTAAGGCATGATGAAAAGGGGCGAAGATTCTAGCTTTATCTGTTGGCAGTGTCATTGGCATTTCACCCGGGTAGAAATTATAAAGTCCTTTTGCCTGTAGGTAAGCGTCTACATTGTCGTAAATCTTTGCTCCGTTAATAGTCAATAGGCTCATACTATACTAAGCACCTTAATAGCTCCTGACCTTCTCTCTTTTTAGCCTCGCGCTCAAACCTATCCTTCAACCTTTCTTTTATCTGCTTCTTAAGACTTTTAATCCGTCCAAGCTTAACTCCTTCGTCCAAGGCTGCTCTAAATGCTTTTAAATAAAACGCTTCCCAGTCTATATTATTTATTTCCTCTACTCTAAAGTATTCTATGTAAGAGCCTTCACTATTATTAGGGGACAAATACACTCTTATGCCCCAAGCATGTTCGTTTAGCTCCTTAAAGAAATGATAATCTCTATTAATAGCCAAATAGCAATTATTTTCTAGGCATAATTTGACAAAGGTATTTAAGCTAGTTATATCCATATTTAAACCTCTTCTGTAGGTATGTCTTTAGGGTCAATAATAAAGCACACTATCGCGCTTAACGGTATATGGTATAAATGTCCGTGACACACTCCTTCCGAATACTCGCCTTTAGCATCAGCAACCATATGTACTCTAGTACCTGTGATTGTCCCGCCCCAGCCCTGATTAAGGACTATATCTTTTAGTTGTAATTCCCCGCCTGTTGAGAGGATTACTGTTGCCTGTAGTTTATGTTTTGCTGCTACTTCTATTAGTTCTGTACTCATTTTATTTTGTTTCCTTTTTGTATTGACTATTTAACTCTGCTCTCTTTATTACGAACTCTTCTTGCTTTCTCTTTATTCCCCAAAGACCTACTTGTCTGATCTCGAACTCTAGTTTCTTTAGGACGAAATCTAGGGGCCAGACTATGGCTTGAATCAAGATCATATAAGATAGCTGTTGGAAGAAGTTATTTGTATTAAAGTATAGGTATACGCATGTCCCTATTACTGCCAGCTCTATAAGTGGTATTAATACCCCTAGAGTAGTTGCTATAGAGTATATTCTAATCATGTCATTGCCGTAACTAGCGTAGAACTCCTCGTGATTCTTCTTATTTGTCTCGTTTATTTGGTTTATTGCGCTGAAAATGTCTTCTAGACCCATATTTTTCTCCTTATTAGCCATATACACTCTTGTACACTCGGCTTTAAATATATTACACTATAAAAGGGAGTTTGTCTAATTAAGTTTGTCTAATCTTTCCTAATTTACAGGGTTTAGACGTTTGAAAATGCCTGTTTAACGCCTAAGTTCTCTAGGAATATGTCTAAATGCGTCTGAAGTTTGTCTAATAATTTAGTTATTAATCCATTTTCCTGTGTGACGGTCGCGTGTTGGACTGGTTTGTGTAGATTTATAAGATTTAGAGGCTTTGGAGATTGCACCTGGGTGAAAACGGCCCTTGATTGGGGGATTTCTGTGGTTTTTCCTGTTAATTGGCATCTACTTACTAGCATCTCTGTCTGTTTTCAGCACGACATTGAGCTAATTTTGTACTTCCTCGTATCTTTATTGTAAACTATATTCCGTAGTACATAATATATGTAATAAATAGGTTATAGTTTATGTAATCTACTTAAGAAGTATAGCTGTCACAATCATCTAGTAAAGGCCACAAAGCCTCATTAATGTATTCGTACATAAGTTTAATGGGTCTTGATTTTCTTTTACGAGCACAATATAGCAAAAAACCTACTACACCATGATACTCTTTAGCCGTTTCGCACTCTAGTATGCAATCATTCAGTAAATTAACATCTTCCATGCTCTCTATAGGTTCACAGTCGGCAGAAGCTATTGAGAACAAATCACTGCACATGATGTAGAAATTTAACTCTTCATCCCACCATAAGTTATCACCCCCAGCCAAGTCATGCTCAGCCAGTAATTTTAATAGCTTTACTTTAAATGCTTGCATTATTTTAAGAAGTATAGCTACTCCCTAAGCTCATACCCAGCCTCTTTGAGTTTTTCTAGTATTTCATTAATAGAGATCTCCCCCAGATTCTTTATACATTGCAAATCTAGTTTACTCAGCCAAGTTAAGCTCTCAATAGTATCTATCCCTGCTCGTTTTAGGGCATTATAAGATCTAACCGATAACTCCAAAGACTCAATTCCGTCACCATATAATGAGTATACCGTAGCTATCAGAGCCTTATTTACCTTATTCTGCATTTCAATCTGAGAATCTATAAGGCTCATCAACTCACTTAGTTTATATTTATTAGTCATAATGGTTAAGTTACTGGATTTAAACTATCTGACGTTACGCACCAAACATCCCAGTCTATAGTAACATCTGCTTCAGTCAGATCAGGGATTTTGTTCTCCCATAATAGTCTTGAAGTACCCTCACTTTCGTGGGCTGTAAGCAACTTATATCCTGTGAATTCGTATTTATTTAAAAGCCTATCTACAAAAGTAAATATTCTAGTGTCATAATCACGATCCCATTCTATAAGCACGCCCTTATATAGAGAAACACCGTACGAACAGTCTATGTTACGTAAAATAGGTATGTTCTTTCCTGTGTTTATGTAGTTATTTATCGTTTCTGTTATTATCATTATTTATTTCTCCTTGGTATAAAATATACACTAACATACAGTTAAAAGCAAATTAAGTTTGTTTAATTTATAGATAAGCGCTCAGATTCTAGGATCATGCCTGCTTTAGTCATTGACCGTGGGAACTCACGCCCGCGCATAAGTAATTGATGTTCTATTTTCTCCGGGGTGAAAACTTCCTGTATAGTGCTTAGAGCTTTAGGGACATCAAAATCCTTACAACTAAATATGTCTACAGTGACGAAACCTTTGTCTGGGAAAGTATGGAACGCTATATGTGACTCCGCAATTAAGACAATCCCGCTCAATCCCCAGTCATCCTCATAGAGTCCTTGATAGCGGAATACATATGGCGGCATGATTTTCGTCATGTTCATTTCTGCTGGCATTTTATCCAGTACGTCCGTCAAAGCGGCTATATCGCTTAATTTGTCCTTAGGACATCCGTATAATTCCATCATTAAATGCGGCCCAAACATAAGCTTTCAGTATACTTTAAATCTAATAATTGTCAATAGTTAGAGTATAGGATCTGATAAATTTCCTGTATATATTTTATCCTCTATAATAGTTGCTTTTATTGTGGTACGAACAAATACAGTATTCTCTACGTCACCGGAATCAACGGACACCAATAACGGGCTACCTGTACGAGTCATCCTCGGCATGTCTGCCAATAGATTTCTAACCTGCTCCATTACTAGTGCATTACTTATATTAAGGTCTCTGGATGCTTCTATAAGATTCATATAATCGGCCTCGCTAAACTATTTGCAGGGTCAATTGAAGCTAAATATTCTTCTGTACCTCTCTCTACTTCTTTAGTTATAAAGCCTTGTAAATCAGTGATTGTATCAGCCCCTGCTATTGCTGCTTTTATAGTGCTTATGTGTATCTCTTTCATATGATACGCTACTTGAGCATAGAAGCGGTCTTCCGGTGAAATCGTCATATTAATCCTTTTGACAGACTGTCAGGGCCGTTTAAATCTATCCTAGGGCCACCTATTGTCTTACCTTTACATTTAATAACAGTACCGCTACTCATTAAAATAGCCTCACCAGAGACAAGTATAGGGTGCTCTACTATCTGCAACTCTATTCCAGCTATCCTGTTTACAAAGGCTGTTTGGGCAGGGGTTAGGCCTGATTTAGGTAAGCTGTCCCTAAGGGCTAGAAACCCTTCCATGGTCATTATAGGGTATTGTTGTGCCGTCATATTATTGGCCTAGATAGGCTGTCTCCTGTTACACTCACTATTCTACCTTTAGGTGTTCTTTCTAGTACCATTTCTACTATATCTGAGAACATAATCTCATTTAGTTCTGGGGGCAAGTTTTCGAACATCTCTGGGTACTCTTGTCTAGTTAGGGAGTCAGGTCTTAAGTCTTCCATTCTTCTAGCTTCAATGAGTCTAACACTTCTCCCACCATTACCACCATTACCACCATTACCTCCTGTACCACCAGCCCCAGTCATCCTCATAAACTCCTCGGCTATCAGTAGATTAGCTGCGTCAGAGAGTCCAGGGTTATAGTAGTTCATAACATCAGCCACAGGCTCTACACTGTAGGCTACTCTAGGTATTCCGTTTACGTCTGTTAAATCGGCCCAGATGCGTCTACCTAAATACGTCTCTAGTATCCGTACCATGTCGGTTCTGTTTCTATACTCTTCTATTAATCCTGGGAAAACGGCTTCAAAGAGATTGGTTGCGATATTGAAATCGTATTCAAAGTACACTTCTACGCTTTGATATATAGTAGTTGCTTGAACCATTACACACTAGTATACACTACTAAAATGTATAAGGCAAGGAATATTTCACCTGGGTTAAACTGTCGCTACAGGCTCACCGTTCAAAGTCATTGTCCCTGCTACAGCTACGTTACCTGTTATTGTTATATCTGTTCCGAAGATTGCTATATTTGTGCCTTGTACTAAAACAGCATCAGTAGAGTTTACTTCTACGCCTGTGCTATCTACCCTGATCATAGTATTGCCTCTACGAATTGAGATAGTCTCATCAGCCCCTATGTTTACTTCACCCGCATCGTTAACCTCTATAGCGGTATCGGCCTTGGTTGGGCTTAGGATTTTAAGTAGGCCGCCTGCAGCAAGCCCCAGTACAGTTTCTTTTATATCAGTGAAAACTTTCCAAGATGACCCGTCTGAGAACTCTTTTTGATATACATCGCCTGGGTTCGGGTAAGGGTCTTCTCCTGTACCAGGGGTTGATTGATCACCTTTGTATAACCACGGCAGTATAATTGCTTGGGATAAATCTCCCCCTTGAGCTAAGACAACAACTGTGTCTCCTACTTTAGGGGCGCTATATTCTGTTGAGTTGCCTCCTGAAGACGAAAGCCATCTAACTAACGGAGTGGTTAAGCCTCTCTCAGTATCCATGTGTACGCACGCGCGAGCTTTATTGGTAGCATAATCTACTTCGGTTATTGTCCCGATCTTCATCATGTTCTGTTGAGCTACTTTGAGCTTCTTTACATCTGATGCTAATTGAACTAAGAACTCTTTTGCCATATTAAAATCTTGATTCGTCCCCTTCCTCTAGGTACTCAGCTAGTAAAGTATAGTCTTCTGCTGGGACTTCTCCATCGTGACCTTCTCTAACAAAAGCATAGTACACATAGTCTAAGTCGTCAATATTAATATCACTTCCCATAGCATCATCATTAGCTCTGGCTGTTACGCCCCAGACATACGTTTGAGTTGTGTATTCATATTGGTACCATATTCTAGCTTCGGTCTCTTTTAGTAAATAATCTTTGTGAAATATTAGCTCGTCTAATTGGTACTCTTGTGCTGCGGGAACCCAGTTCAATAAAGCTGCGTCTAGTTGTGCTCTGATAGCTTTTAATTGGTCATAAGGGGTTAGGTCTTGCCCGTCTAAGCGTCTAGGCTTATTATCGACACAAACTACTACTGCAAAAGTCTTTCTCTCTGTTTGTAAGTAAGCGTTATTCTTGTCTTGGCCTGTGCCCATTAAGGGGATGACCGTAGCATGAGGTATAGGGATAGAAGTATTCTCAAATAACTGAGTAGAATAATCAGCGGCAGCCCCTGCTCTGTTTTCTAGTAGATTGCACTGAGATCTTACCCTCTTGACTATCTCTTTTAAAATGTTAGTGTTTATGGTGCTCATATTTTACCTCGGTGAAATTACTTCCTGCTAAATCCCATTAAGTTCTTTTTAACTGCTGCCCTTATTTTAGCCTTGAACTCTGCTGCAGCTCCTGTGGTGACTTTTATAATATGTCTGTCCATCTTGTCGAGGATATCAGCATAGAATACGTGGTTTCTTATATAGGCGTACATACTGCCTACGTGTTTATATTTATAGATATCAAAGCCTCTCATTAATTCGCCTGTTATAACTGCAGGTGTCTGTCCTTTAGCTGAGGCTTGATGTGTCCCATACATTTTACCAGTCTTTATACCGACTAACATATCTTGCTGAGTCTCTTGGACGATTCTATCTGCTGTCTCTGATACCGCTCTATTTAAGGCAGCAACCAGCCTATCGTGACCCTTCTTAGTAAGCTTATCTATGCCTTTAAGGTCTCCCTTAGCAATCTTTAGTTCTATATCTAGAAATCCGCCTTTCTTAACCATGTTAGAAGCTCCATAAAGGGTTAGCGTCTGTAGGAGTAATATCCTCAGCAGGTACTGGGGCTCCTTCATTATCTAGGACTACGACATCCCTATCTTTATAATCGCCTTCTGCAGAACAGCTTAGGGCAGTAAATCTTCTATAGAGATCATCAGGGTATACGTCTTCTATAGACTTTATTCTATAAATCCTGTTATTAAAGATGACTACATCCTTGCTCTCTATAGTTAGATCTTTACGTTCTCTTATGATAAATCTATGTGTTAACTGGTTATTGTTAGTACCGTCAAGAATCCACGCTGGCTTTAAATCTACCTTTGCCCAGGCTTTAGCATAAGGGTCTAGGTTCTGGGTGAACCCTACGCCAGGATCGTCATCTTCCCCTAGCTCTGGTACCTCAGATATACGTACTAAACTAATCGGGTTAAATAACTGCCCAGCCGTAATTGTGCTTTCGAATTGGCGATACCAGAAGAGGTTTTGATTACCCATAATATGATTATCCCACCCTTCTAGTGTTGCACCTGGGTGAAATTCACCTGTTTAACGTAGTTTAGCCTGCGTACTGGGGCTTACGATACTTAGCTAATAGAGTAGAAGCCTTTGTTGGTAAATAGATCACTTCCGAGCTTCTGCACTCATACATATCTGCCACGATGATCCTAATAGCTAGTTTAATGTCTGAAGGTACTAGGCTAACATCCTCTTCATAGCCATATCCTGCCGTATACTCTACTTGTAAATAAGGGAAGTCTACAGTATTGTAGTACACTCCGTTTGTAGTCCATTGGATAGCTCCTAGGATCTCATTGTAGTACCATAAAGAAGCATCTAGCTCAGCATCAGTACCGTCTAAAGCTATAGTCTTAATTGATGTTACTTCAGTTATAGGGATTTTAGATAAAGCTATACCAGCATGAATACCGTCAGGGTCATCATATCTAGTAAGTATGCCAAAATCATCCCCAGTTAATCTAGGTGATACGAATAATGCAGTAACTTCATGTGGATTTAATAGACGGAAACACTCAGACTCAACCCTAGCAGTAGCTGCCCTTATTAACTCAGTGATTAACTCATCCTCTAAGTTATGTGTTATACGCAAATAGTCTTTAGCCTCCGCTAGGGTGACTACTAATGCTTCTGGGCTAGTTGGGTTTAGTTTAAGTTTCACGACCTCTATATCCTTTTATCTGCGTACAGTTTAACTATTTTATGACCAGTATTACTAGCCAAGTAAGCATCGGCTGATGCCCTAGTTAATTTCACAACAAGTTTAGAGGTGTCTATAGACTCTTCAGCTATAACGAAAACTTTAAGTTCAAGAGACTTACCCTTGGTTTCCTTCGGTTCCGTCATCTTCTGATTCCTCCTCAGTTTCAGAATCTTCAGTTTTGTCAGCTTCTTTACTAGCTTCTAATGCGTTGAATTCAAATCTACTGATTTTGTTTGTTGAGATTTTGCCACCTACGTTAGTGACTTGACTTACCTTAGCTGTTGCTTCTAAGTATTTCTTTAAAGCGTCTGATATAACTTGTGGTACGCCTGCTTTGAACGATTTGTTTCGTAGGGCGTATACTTCACCGTTTACTAATGTTGCTGACCAGGTTCCGCTTGCTTTTGCTTTAGCTTTTGCTGGTGATTTTGCTGCTTTTGCCATTTTTATATTCTCCTTTGTTGATTATTTATTTGGCTATGTTCTATTGAAATGTTCTATTGGAAAAAGGTGGGGAGATTTTTAGGCCTCCCCTTACCGATTATATATTAACTACGCTAACTCAGGAAGAGCCATAGTGCCTACGTTTTCAATTTTAACGAAAGCTGGTTCATCCATAAGTTGGATAGCGATACGAGCAGTTGCTACGAAAATGTGTTCACGTTTAGTGATATCCACATCGCGCTCAACTCTCATGTTTCTTTGGAAACCAAGAATTATGTTCTTAGGGTTGCCTAGAAGCATTGTACCTTCATTCATAAATGCTAAGTCTTGAAGATTAACACCGAAGATTGGTAGTGCGCCAACGCCTGTTACGTTAGTATCGCCTAGACCAGTCTCACGTTGTGATCTTTTCAATCTTACATCGTTAGAGATGTCGAATGGGCTGTAGAAACGAAGTGAGCTTCTGTCTTGTGCATATTTGCGACCAAGAGTATCAAGTGCTACTTTGAATAGTACTGGATCAGCTTCTCTGCCTTCTGCGTCTACAACTTTAGAGTTAACTAATTTAAGAACACCATCAAATGACGCAAGAACTTCTTCGCCTGATGCTGGTGAACTATCTGTATCTGCTTGGATAAGGATACGCTCTAAGTCACGTGCCCAAGCTGCAGCCAATTGGCGCATAAGGGTTTGCTCAAAACGACCTTTCTCAATGTTATCTTCTAGTACTTCATATCTGATTCTAGCTTCAGTGATGATCTCAGTAGTTGCTAGAGTGATTTGGCTAGTAGTAGGTTTAACACGCTCTGCCTCAGTCAATGCACGACCAGAACCGCCAGATGATTGTCTAGCTGCTTTGATGATCATTGAACCGATGTCAATCTTGTTGATCTCTTCTTGAGGTGCGTTCATACGGTAAAGATTAACTTCTTTAACAAGCGTAGGCTCATCTTGAACTAAATCAATAAACGTATCGTTCTGTGTAGGGTTCAAAAGACCACCGTCAGATGTAATATCTGATAGGGCTAAATCCGCCTTTCTAATCATTTCTTTTTCTTTTGCTGTAAAGTCCATATTTGTTTTCTCCTTTATATTGGAACCTTTTGTTATCTCATAAAGCTGATTCGGCTTGCTAAGCGTTGGTCAGCTACATACTCTTCGTATCTTTTCTGACTTAATGCTTTTTCCTCTGCTTCAGCTTCATTTTCAATTTCACTACCGCTTTTGCGAGTCATATTCTTGTTTTCAAGATTACTAACTCTTTCCTCTGTCTCTGCCTTAACGGTTTCGATTTCGGTCTTTGCTACAGATAGCGCTTCAGTAGATTTAGCAGTAACTTCGTTTAGTTTTTCAACCATAGGAGCCAATGCTTTAGCTATCTCAGCAGCTATCACTTGCGCTAGTCCCTCTGGAGTACTTTCTGATTTCTCAGCTTTAGCAGGTTCCTCGGTTGTAGCAGCAGGTGCTTCGATCTCTTCTTTAACCTCTTCTGTCTTGACTTCTGTCTCTACAGTTTCTTCAGTTTTAGAAGACTCTTCTTTAGGTGTATCAAGTAGCTTCGCAGCAAACCCGTCAACACCCGCTGTAGTATCTAGCGCAGAGAATATGGCATCTAGTTTGATTACTATTTGACCGTATTCTTTGACTAGAGCTTTTACAGCAGTAGTATCATTAGAAGTAAGTGCGTTACGCATAGCAGTTACCATAGCGTCTGACACCTCGAAAAATGCAGGAGGGAAGCCGTCATAGCCGTCCTTCATAACATCTTGAATAGTTTTTCCTTGACTAAATAGAGCTGAGAAAGAGTCATATTTAGTAGCAATATCAGCGTATGCCGATTTACTAGCTGTAGCGTCTGACTTTTCTGCTGTAGCTTCAAGTTCGTCCTTAGCTTCAACAACTTCTTCAGTCTTTGCTTCCTCGGCAGGTGCTTCGTCAACAGATACCTCAGCAGGTACTTCAACGACAACAGCTTCTTGAGCCGCTTCTTCACTTTTAGCAATAGTTTCTTTAACTTTTCCCATAACAATCGTTACTCCTTTAGTAGCGTCCACTTGGCTTAACTCTTCAAAGTCTGCCTCTGGTCTAGCTGTGACAATAAATCCTGAATCATTAGCAGCTACTTCAAAATCGGAATAGCCTTTATTAACTAGGTACGCTGATACTTCTTTAGCTGTAGGGAACTTAGAACCACTGAACAACATAGACTGAACATCTACTGTTTCGTCTGCGCCTTTCTGTTCTAGTAATTTCTTAGTTTCGTCCATAAGTAAGAGACCAGCAGATTTACCGCTATTATCAGTTTTACACAAGTCTAATACTTTGACTACTTTAAAAGGGGTCTGATTAGCTCCATGTTTAACCAGGGATACAAACTCTACTTCAGTATCGTAAAGCTCGTTTACTACTCTTTTACTTGTCTTTTTGCCTTTTTTCATATATTTCTCCTAATCTTAGTCGCCTATAAATATCCTGTGAGCGTGCCCATCTGTCTTCTCAGTAGCAGTGCCGGCAACTATAACATGGGTATGCCCGTTATCATTACTAGTCATTCCGCAGCGTACTCTACCGTTTTCGTCCATTTCTACATAAGCAAAGTGACTATGCCCAGCAGCAACTTCTGTTCTAATGTAAAGATCTGACTCTACCTCTATCTCTACGTATTTAGGGCGCTTATACACTCTGGCTTGGAAAGAGTAGCCATTTAAGTCACCTTTCTTAACCATTTGCCATAATTGAGGGTCAGCTATTTTCACCCCTAGAACCCATGATCCTGGTGTATAGTCTGGGTCGCCTTCTCTGGCTATAAAGCTTTCTACAGGGTATGCCCCGTTTGACTGTTGGTCGTGGTTAGTATCTATAGCGTTTTGAGCATAAGAAAGCTGCATAAAGTCGTGAGCCATCTTCTTAATGTCTTCAGCAGGCATAATATCTCCGTGGGCATCTAGAACGCCAGGGGCGTATACTTCACCGTAAACTATTTGTTCTTCGGTATTTAAGCCTTTTTTAGAGAATGTTACGTTAATGTCGCCCATACTGAAACAGAGCTATTAAAGCCCTATCAACAGTATATACTGATTGGAATGGTTGATTTCACCTGGGTAAAAGAAAAGGGGCCCACCCTAAAGCAAGCCCCGTATGGAGGATATATTAACTATAGCATTAGCGCAGTCCTAATTCTCTAGTTGGATAGCCACCTTTTCCGCCTCGTAATACTCTTCTTTTAGCTCGATATCACCTTCAGCCTTATTAAGGGCATTTCTCAACCCTTGTGTAGCTAAAGTGCATCCTTCGCCTGTAAAGCCTAGAGCCTCTATGTTAACCTTACCTGCTTTACCTATTGTTACTTTAATTTGTTCCATTGTGTTTTCCTCTTATTAACCCTGTACGTTCAATAGAAGGACTAGTTCGCCTTCTTCGTTCTCGGTGATACTCTCTACCTCGTAGCCGTCTTTCTCTGCTTGCTCTAAAGTAGCTTGTTTAGCGTACTCTCTGAGGAACTTATCAAGACGATGTACTAGCTTCTCATTATCGGTATTGCCAGTATATTTGCTTTTAGCTTCTAGCATAGAATCCTGGAACATGGTGTCGGCTAGGATGTTAAACCTATCATTCTCTTTAAAGAAGCCTACATCCATTTTATTGTTCTGCATATTAAGAACGTAATCGCAGATCTTATTATCCTTTTGGTCTTGATACCATAATCTAGGCATTTGACCTGTTTTGATGCTGGCTTTTAGGCCCTGTTCTATTAACGATTCTAAAGTTTTAACCAGTGCGGTCTCGCTTAGAATATCTATTGCTTTTAGTACTGCGGTGTGTGACATGTGTTTTCTCCTTTGTTTACTATCTCTATATTAACCCTGAAATATCGTATTGGCTAGTGCGTTTAGTTGTTTCCGTGGTTAAAATTGTTTCATGTTGATTTACATAGTCGCTATCTTGCATACTATTAAAGCTAAGTAAGCCTTTCTCAACTAAAAAGTTATCATATAGTTTAGTTTTATTATCCCATGCTACTGGGCCTATTCTTAGGTACTCTAAATTAGTCTGTCCTAGGGTATTAAACTTCCCTGATATATGCACCGTGTCTAACGGTAAGCGCTCGTCTTTAGGCAGATGGATATTCATTGTAATGAACTTAGCCTTAGAATCAAAGTATAGATATTTAATAGCCCTAGCCTTGTGGACAAATCCATTAACTAAGTTCTTAACATCAACGTATACGCAAAGTATGGTTTCATTCTCTAGGCTATAATCAGCTACTGACCAAAACCCTGTAGGGCCTGCGCGATTGAGCTTATTATAGTTATTAGGGTCTTGTACGGCATCTTCGATAGTCTCTCCCTTTCTAGGGGCCCCTTCTACAGAAATATAGCGTTTCTTTATACCAGTAACTGGCCCTTGCCCTACTTTATCATAACCATACATTGGCATATAAGAAGGATAGTCCGTCATATAGCCGCCATTAGGAAGCTTAGGTAGATAAAAAACCTTAACTGTGCTGAGGCAGCCTAGAGGGTGAATCCCTTGAGATCCAGCCATTGCTGTTGCCATTAACTTTGTACTCACATTACTCCCCATTGCCCTTGAGTAGGTAGACTTTCTAGATCGGCTTGCTTCTCGGAACCTTCATATCTACTAGAAGACGGCTTAGCGTTTAAAGAGCCCCATGCAATCATCATCTTATAATCTTCTGGGTTCATTAGAATCATAGGCTTACAAGCTACTGCGTGCTCCATTAAAAGCTCTACGGACATAGGGTATTTTTTAGTATACGCATCTATGACTGCTTCATTAACTATATTCTCGATCTCAGCAGCAGATAAGTAATTCTTATAGCAATACACTGCGAACGGTAATAGTTCTTTATTCTCTATAGGCTTTTGCTTTCTATTAATGAGATGGATATTAGTTATATCTACAGCCTCTGGAGGGGTAGGCATGTTTAATATGAACTTATCGTCAATTCTTCCAGGGCGCACTAACTCTGGCGGTAGATTATTAACTCTGTTAGCGGTGAATACCCAGAATATAGGCGCTTCGCTCTCTTGCATAAAGTTAAGTACTGAACTAAGTACACGTTTCCCAACACCAGAATCTCCATCCCCCTGAGAAGTACTAAATAGCTTGTCAATCTCGTCTATATAGACAACTGCTTTCCCTATTTTAGATAGTGTTCTAAGGGCGGATTCTACTTTACCTTCTGACTCCCCTACGTATTTAGAATAAGATTTAGATACATTGAATTTAATTAGTGGGGCATTTAATTCATACGCTATAGCTTTAGCTGAAAGGCTCTTACCCGTTCCAGGGCTGC